CCATCAGCTACATAGAATATTGAAATAGTATCAAAAGCAACTTCATTAGTACTATTAGCCGCCTCTGCAACTCCTACACGAATACTTAAAGGATTAGTAGCCCAACCTGAAGCTGTACTAGGAATACTATATGTAAAAGTATCTGTATTTCCAGTTCCATCAGTGTAAGAGGTTTCGTCAGTTATACCATCTCCTGTAAACTTAAAATACGGGTCTGTAAAATTAGTTGCAGTAGCAGTAAATGTAAGAGTGCCACTTGGAGACGGGGTTGCTCCTAATGAATCATAAATTACTGAGTAGTCGTTAGAGCTTAATCGAACTATTTTTCCAGCAGCCCCACCTGCCCCATCCTTTACAAACGGTATGGTAATTGTAGAAGAGCTTTGTTTGTCCACGTTAGCTTCATCCAACTCTTCAGCAACAGTTACAGTAAATACTAGATCTGTAATCGAATAAGCATCCACCTTATCAAGAGTCTTAGTAGCCGTAAAGTTTGTTCCAGGAGCAAACGCAGTATCTTCTGTTTGGGATATTTCTGCATTATTAAACCCTGCCCCTGTAAATTTAAATACAGGATTTTTATACCCAAATGCACTCGCAGTTAAAACTAAGTCAGTATAGTTAGTAGTGAGTATTTCATCCCCATCAAAGTTAAAGAATGTAGGGGTTACACTAATTATAACGCTGCGTGAAACTTTAGCAAGATCAGGATTTATAGCTAGATTTATTGGGTATGCTTTAAAGATTCCATTGTCATTTCTAACTGAATAAATTGCTGCATCATCATTCTTATCAAAACGGAAAGAAGATCTAGAAGCTGCCGCATTAGAGATAGCAGTAGTAAAACTTTTATCAATACGAACATCTGTATTAGAAGCAATATAAACAACTTTTGCTGCTTGAGTAGAGCTAAATTTAATAATATCGCCTACTTGTAGAGAGGAGCTAAATCCACTACCAGTAACTCTATTTGAGTTTGCAAGTACACTTACTGTTCCTATCGAAGTCCAGTTACTTGTATGTGTAGTATTACCCGTTCCTGCATCATAGAAATATCCATAACCCAAATCTTCGTCTCTATAAAAGTTTATTAGCTTTAGAGGGTCTGCATCAGATCCATCCATCATTATGTAGTGAGCAGCAAAATCAGCCTGCGCACTTGTTAGACTAGAATAGTCTATAGAAGGTATATCTAAGCAATCTTGAGTATACTGTGAAGCCACGCTACCATCAAACGTTCTTACTAATTGAGGATTACCTATAGGAGATAAAGAGTATGCTTTATCCTCTAAAGTAAAGGTACCTGCAGAAGTTATAAATGCAGGGGAAGAACTTATTGCTCCTAAGGCCATTCCAAAAGCACGAGAAACTAGCTGAAGAGCCGGGTCTTCAATCGTAAGGGTAGTAGTAGTTGTACTAGATTTTTGTCCGTTTTGAGCTATTGTACGAACACCTAATGTGAATGTTCCGCTAGGAAGATCTAGTCCCGAGATGCTAGTTTGATTTCTGCCAACTTGCATAGTAGAAGGAAACCCTGGAATACTTGCTATAACTTCAAAGTAGTCAACATATTCGTAGATATTTCCTTGAGCATCAACTGGACTATCCCAATATAAAATAACATCATCAGCCCTAGTTCCTGAATTTACATTAGTAATAATAGGATAAAAATTTAAAGGTGCAGGAATAGCTTCTCCAGAAAGAGGAGGCTGGTACACAGGATCCCTTACAGATAAAGTAAAGTCTTCATCTACTGCGTCATACTTCTCATTGTAGAATTCTACAGCAGTAATTCCATATGTATTTTTTGACTCTTCAGATAAAGATAGAATCTTATACAGTTTTTTAGAGCCTTGTACTTCTACTCCTGAAATACTTTCTCGAAGTACCCACACTGTTTCTGCACTTGGAGCAGTAGAGAATCCACCACTAACAGTCAACGAAGTTATGCCAGACCCCGCAGACGTAGAAACTGATTTAGTCTCTACATTCGTATAAGGACTCCAAGTAACATCAACATAGTCTCCACTGTCGTCAACAATATTTGTACCTTCTATTTCAGTATCAATAACAGAAGGATTTATTGCCTGTCCTTTAGTATAAGCTACGCTACCTATAGTTGCAGAATCCTGTGCAAGTGTAGCTACAGCACCTGTAAAGAGTACACTAAGTTCATAGTCTGAGCCCACTCTTAATGATATTTCACGGTCTAAAGGTATAGTAGTTGTATTTCTTGTCCCTGTATTACTTATTCTGCCACTATATTTAAAGTGTCCAGGATAGCGATTTGAGTCTTGAACATTTATTATATCACCTGGAGCTATAAAAGCAGCATTAATTGCAGTTTTAAATGATATAATTTCTGTCTGATTAACAGCAGTCCAAAGCTTCCAACGCCCATATCGAAGTGCTTGGCCTTCAGTAGTTGCGCCGAAAGCCACTGCTTCTTCAGCTATAATTCTACCTGTGTTAATAATATTATCACGGTCTTCTACTATAAGATTTTCTAGCTTATAGTTTGCGGCAGGATTATTCCAAGTTACAATTATTTGATTTGCACGAGTTTTACTGCCTGTAGTCTCATAACTAAAAGCTCCATCAATTACATTCGACTTAGAAAAGTTATAAATAGGATCGCCAGGCTGATCTGCAATAGTATAAACTTCGCCGTCTAGCCAATATATCATACTTCGGAATACAGTTGCTAAGTCTTTAACTATTTTATAAGCATCGGAAGCTTTTGTAAAATAAACGTTTGTAGTAAAGCGAGGCTCAAGGCCGCCATTTCCATCAGGAACGAGTTCGTCGCAGTACCTACCAATTCGATAAAGAGCGTATTTATCTATTTCAGTTTCGTTTAGCCAGTCTCCTAAGCCGTAACGATTATTAGTAAGAATATCGTAGAATATCCAAGCAGGATTGTTTGTGTATACTTTATCCGCACGGAAGTTTCCGTCCCAATTCTGATAAGACGAAGCAATAGCACTTGTAGATACATTTCTATTATAAGTAGCAACACCGTTTATACCTTCATCACGAGTTACATAGTTTGAAGGCACTTTTACTTTTACACCTTTACAATGATAAGTTCTGCTGGGAACGCTCTGAAATTGCTTGGAGTTTACTCTAACTTTTGCCATTGCAGTCAAAGGATAGGATAAATTTTCTTTAATAATACTATTTAAAGAAGTAATAGATGCATCAGACTGTGTAGTATAATTAAGATTAACAGTACCATTTTGTGAATGATAAGCTTGATCATTATTAGTAGTACGAATAATCTTAAGTTTAAAATCTGTAAAAGGTTGGTACTGCCTCATATCAATAGTTTCTTCAAAGACACGAGTAGCATTAGCTAAACCCAAGTGATGCCATTGTTCAGTTATAAGTTGGTAATCTTGAAAACTTCCTTCTTTCTCTATTGAAATATAGGCGTTATACTTTACTGTTCCCTCTGTTTGGCCCCCTTCTTCATTACGATTCCATAATTGTCCATAGGCGAAAGTTACACGAATTTCATCTACTTCTTCAACTTGAGCAGCAGTAAGACCGAATCCAGAACTAGAAGTACCTGTATATTCTACAGTATCATTGTCTGTTTCTGCGGGATCACTGTAAAGAGCTGGAGCAAATGGTGAAAAAGAGCCCCCAGGACCTATAGCTACAGATCCAACTCCTGTGCCAGCAGCATCGGAGAACGCAGATTGTATTAAGTTACCGTTACGAAATTGAACTTCAAGACTATCATATTTCGCCCCTTTTGCAAGAGAATCTTCTACAGATACTGCGGCATACAGAGTACTTGAAAAGTCACATTTATAGCTTGCAGTAGAACCTGGGAAGGCTGACGTAAGCGTTAAAGAGTTTCCAGAAATAGAAGCAACTTGAAACTTTCCATCGATAACTAGAGTATAACTGCCATTTGACAGTAGAGGGTTTAGATCTGTGCCTGGAAGTGGAATACATTTAGCTACAGTTGCGGAAGTATAAGCCTCTACAACTCCTTCAAATATAGTGATAGAATTAGAGTCTAATAGACGAATAATTGCTGCCTGAGAAAAATTATCTCGAGTATACTCCATTCCTGCAGTAAATACTCCGGAAGTAGACGTAATCGTTACAGAGTTAGCAGACCCCGTAGAACTTTTAACAATAGACGCAGAACTGGTAGCATAGTTTCGTACTATGATAAACTTAGAACCATTGGTCGTATCGGCTTCTATAGTTTTTGTGTACCCATTCTTATCAATAATTACAGAAGTACTATTGTTTGTAAAATCAAAATCTACAGGAGTTTCTGAAGTACGAATAAATGTTTGTGCAGTTACTTGTCCTGGATCGTCATTTAAATAAACAGAGTCTCCTCCATCTACTAAACCATATATAGGGCCTTCAGAGATGATATCTGTAAATAAAATATCTTGAAGATTAGCGGCAGAAGCTCCGCCCGACATAGGAGTTTCTAAGACTATATCTGCTTTACCTACTATTGCACCTTGCGTTAAGTTGTTGTAGTGATCGTGCTCTCCACTTTCAAATACGCTATCAACCCATGCGTCTCCGTTCACTGTAGGTTCTTGATTAACTGAGGTAACTCTTTTAGCTCCTTGTATCATTTCAAAAGATACAGGGTATCCAGGCACACGAAGCTCTCCGTATAGTAAAGGAACGGGCATACCTTCTACAATAGTCTGCTCTGCTCCATTAAATAAGTATCCTTCTTCTTTGGCATCGACAGAAGGATCTGGAGCCATAAGTTGCTGAATACCTGTCATTGCTAAGTTTACTGAGAGACTTGCGGCAGCTAGACCTAAAGCATTTAACTGAAAGCCTCCCATAGCAGTACCGTATGCAGTTTGTACGGTGCCGTAGCCTCCAAATAGAAATCCTGGGTTTATTACAATTAATGCAGCAATTGCTACAGCAGCAAGAATTTTACCTCCGCCAGATTTAGAGCCGGCAGCAATAGGAGTAATAATTATATCGCCTTCACGAAGAGGCAATAAACATTCTAAGGGCGAATCAAGTTCTTGCCCCCCGACTTCAATATGAAAACCAATATCACACTCAGTAGCGTCTATAAGATACTTTTTTAATTCTGGGTTATTCGCATCTAATAGGCGCAACGCATCCTTAACACTATCTCCGTAAAAGTCGTGTTGTGCTCCAAATTTTAATGCTAATTCACCTTCAAGATAAATGCTACGTTTCATATCGGTATATTCCAGTTAAGTACTTTTTCCATAAAGGATATAAATTTTCTCTGCAAGAGAGTCTGTTTACTGCGTGATGAAAGAAAATATCATTACCAGTGTAGACCCCGCAATGGTTGGGAACATTAGCTCCCATTGTAAATATCAATAAATCATTGGGCTGTAAATCTTCTACTTTACTAAATCCCCATTCTTGAATATGTTCGTCTGTAAAGTAGTTATGCCCGTGCTCCCACCAATCGTCTAGGTAGGGTAATCTGCTTTGTAGTTGTAAATCTAAGTGTTCTTTATAGTAGTCTTTACACGCCTCGAGACAATCAAATTTACCAAACTCATACTCTCGCCCTATTAAAGGATTTACTTTTACTTGTGGTTCCAGTATGTTTAATTTCATATCTGGGTAACTGAAAATATAGTAAGGTATTCCTAAAGAATTACAGTGCTTTTTATCGTTCTCACTTGCTTCATTTGTCCAATCTATATGGTTATGGACTATTGCAAATATATCCGCCTTTCGCTTTACTGAAATATAGTCTGTAGGATCAAGTATAAAATCTTCATCTTCTTTTGCTAGGTTCTTGCAAGCAAAATATTGTTTCTTACCTTTTACTATGCCAATTATTCCGCAAGCTTCTTGAGGGTAGTTTCTCTCAAAGTGCTTCTGAATATCATCTATCATCTGAATTTCATGCTTCCTATAAAGGCTCCGAAAGGCAGTATTTTACCGGTATTTTTTTCGGTAGAAGGGTCTGAATTACTAGTGTTAGAAGACTGAGGTTTAAATTGGAATCTACATTTACATGAAGATAATTTTTTACCGCATATGTCTCCTTTCGACCAATAACTTGAATTTAACCCTGGAGTATTGCCCGTACTGGTACTAATACACTTCCATACGGTTGTTTGATTTCCGTCGTTATATTCTACGTAATCTTCTGGGTCGTACTCAGTGCCTGCATTATAAGCCACATAAGTTTTATACTGTCCTACTGTCCAGCCTGTCATAGTAGAACCTGCAGGAACTATTGGTTCGTCATCTTCTGTGAAATATGCCTTGTGTGTATTGACCCCGCCGGAGCCATCGGAATAAGAAACTACACTATCTTTGCTCCAAATACACCCACCCTTTTGTGAAAGGCCATAACCTTGATACTGCCAAGAGCAATACTTACCTACAACCTTACGGTTCGGTAGAGTAATTCCAGATAAGTCATAAGGAGCCGCAAGCTCATAAGTTACTGCAGTGTTGTTCTCTCCACTAATTCTATCGAGTATAAATTTCCTTATCGGAAACTCTACAGAAGGAGAAGTATCTCCCGATTCTCCTACTAAATACTTTTTAAGAGTAGTGCGTTTTGTAAGTCGCTCTCCTACTAAGTCTTCTGCTTTTATATCTCCAATAGCTGAAGAAAATGTATTTGCTACATTTGCTACAGTTAGAGTTGGACGATTAATTGCACCATCTGCACTTAAATCTACTCCATCCATCATAATAGGAAAGGCAGTATAAGTTCTAGCAGTATAAGGGCTAGTACGATCTCTAAATTGAACTTCTGTTAAGTCTTCTTCGAGTCCTGCGTGGAAATAAAGAATAGTATTATCTACTGTAAGTTCATATAATTCTACTAGCTCACTTCCAGGCTCTTGTAGTTGTACTGCTTCAATTAACTCGCTCATGCTTCATAAACTCTTTTAAATGTTGCTGATACGGAATAAAACCCATCATGGGTATACGTTTGGCTGTAATTTTGACAAATAACTTTAAGTGCTAACTCTCCGCCTGCTGCGTTGCTGTCTGGTACTGTATAAGTAAAAGAAGTAGCCCCTTTTAAAGACCCAAAGTACCCAGTAATGTCATCAATCTCTGCTGCAGTACGATTTTTAAAGCTTACACTAAAAGTTTCTTCTACAGAGTTAATACCATCAACAAGGCGCTGCTCATAGCCGTCTCCAAACTTAGCTACAAGTACACGAGGAGTAGACTGTCGTCCAATTCCTTTGTCGGGTAATATTGCTCTACTTCCGAAACTAGCTGAAGTTGTAAATCCAAGTGCCATTATGCTGCTCCATATGGGTTAAGTATTCCACCCGATCGTTTCTGATTTTGTAGTTCTTGTTGCACTGCTCGTGCAATTACACTTCCAAGATTGCCTGCCTGTGCAGAGTCTTGTTGCATGTTTGTAGACGCATTCCCTTGATTATCAACAGAGACGTTTACAGTAACATTATTTTGTTGACCTGCCCCCTGCATACTTACAGGAATTGACTTTCCGTCGGGCAGAGGAACTACAGCCTCTGTTCCGTGCATCATTACAGGGTAACCAGCATTAGGTCCTTTTGCAACTCCTCCAGCGGCATATCCAGGCATACTTCTGTCTGGAGAAAAGACTCCTCCATTACGTGCAAACAGACTCATAAAACCGCCACCCATGCCAGGAATAATAGAAGTTAACAAGCTTCCTATGCCACCAAATATATTCTTAAAGGCATCAGCCCCTCCTGAGAATATACCTTTAAACTTATCTATAAAACTAGAATTCGGGTCAAATATACCTTTTAAACCATTAATAAAGTTACTAAAAATTCCGCCGCTACGTATAGTACTTGTAGTAGAAACGCCTTGTTCCCCGGAAGAAATATCTTCTGCTGTAACTGTAGAACCTTTTGTGTCTCCAAATAAAACACTACCAGCTTTAGAAGATCCCGTTTTGATTGCAGACCCCGCCTCTTGGAAAGCTGTTCTAATAGCAGTGCCTACCTCGGCGGCTCCACTTTGCAATGCTCCTGCTACTGTAAGGGCTCCTTCTCTAGCTATTTCTAACGGATCTTTCTTTCCAAGTATAAAATTGGTCATATCTTTAGAAAGATTTTCTGCGATTGATTCAAGTACACTCGTTCCTATATTAGCAATGGCTTCTTTTATATTTTTTTCAGTTCCTTGTATAAGGTCAGAAAGATTAGATTGTAATGAGCTTGATAATGATTCTCTTATACCATCTTTTATGCGTTCTATATTGCTTAATTGTCTTTGATATTCTTCATTTTGCTTTGTTAAGAGCTGTAGTACAAGTTCTTGATTTGCTATTTCTACATCAGATAATATAATACTGTTGGCTTCATTAAATTTTCTTTGTTCATGAATAGCCTCAATTTGTCGTTCTGTCTCTAAAACTGCTATCCCTCTGTTAATATCTTCTCGTTGTAAAGAAGTGGTATTTTTTAGTAAATTAAACTTATCTAATGCTAGTTTATTTCCAGCCGTGGCTTGCTTAAGCTCAAAAGCATTTATAGCCTTTCTTTTGTCAGACATAGCCGTTATGGCCCTATCCAGAGCTGTAACAGCATCTAAATTTTCTATACTATCAGCAAAATCTTTTCCTAGTATTTCTTCTATTTTTGCTATATTGTCGCCAAAAGCGCTAGTAAAACTATCTCCGGCTTTGTAAACTCCCTCATCTAATTGCTTTTTAAAACTGTTAAGCGCTTCTTCTCCGTCTACAAGGCTTTCACTTAGTCCAGCTAAAGGAGTTTTTGCTTTTGCTAGGTTAGCTCTAATTTTACTATAGTTTTCTGCGGCTCCACTTAATCTTTGAAAGTTAGAAGCAGAATCAGATAAAATCTTTTGAAGTCTTTCTTGTTCTGTCACAACTTCTGTTATCGCGCTTCTTACAGCATTAATGTAAGCATTATATCCTTCTGCATCAGCCTCAGTAGGAGCTTTTATATTTAGTAGCTCACTAAGACCCTTAAATTTACCCGCAAAGTTATTGTCTATATTAGAAAGTGATAAAGCTTCTTGAAATTGTTCTAATAAAGGTAGTCCAGTTTTTACAGTATCTAAAAGTTCTTTGTTTGATCTTAGGGCATTTACGTTTAATCTTGTATCCCCAAAACCAGGTTGCTTTCTTAGCCTTCCGGTATCTTCTGCTATCTTTAAATCTTCTGCAAGAGTAGAAAAGTTTTTAAAAGAAAAATTAGATAGTAAGTTAGACGTTTGAGCTATATTATCTAAAAGATTATTTGTTTCTTTGAGCCCAGACATTAGCTCCTTTATTTCATCTACTTGGTCTTCAAAACCGCTTCGAATATTTTTTATTCTTTCTTCAAAGTCTTTAATAGCATCACTCTTAAAATAGTCTAAACCAGTTTTAATTATGCCAAATAAAGTTACTGCTAAACCTATCCAACCCAACCAAGTTAAGGCAGCGGACATAACTCGCCCTGCAGTAGTAGCTACAGTAACCATGGTGCCCATCACCACTCCATGCTGAGACTGTAAAAGTTTTAACTCTGCTTTCCAAAGTGCATAGGCTCTTTTAATTCCTACTTGAGTAGAGGCATAATAAGCTTCTTGCTGAGCTTCCATTGAAAGAATAGTACGACGTGCTTGAGCTTTTACGTCGTTATTTGCTACAAAAATTGTGCTGTTTCTACCTGCTAATGATGCTTTTAATCTACTTAAGTCTTGCTTAGTTAGATCATCTCCAGCAAGAACCTTTTTCCCTGTCTTAGTTTTTGTATCAGGGTCTATGCTCATTTTTAATTGGTTATTTAATTGCTTACTAGCATCTTCAAAACTTGTAAGGTCTCTGGCAGCTGGTACAAGACTTTTTGTTATGTTTGCTCCTAAAAGTAAAAAAGCTCCTGCCAATGCAGAAACATTTGAAACTAGCGCAGTTGCTAAAAATTCAGCAAAAGGGGCTAGTGTCTTTCTAAGTTTATTTAACAAATCGTCAAATGCTCTGCCTAACTTAACAAAACCATTAACCTCTACGTTTAAATCTGCAAACTTTTCTTCACCTTGTTTCAGTACTTGGTTAACTACAGCCTGACTCTTTTCCCAAGTAGTAAGCTCCTTTGCAGTTTTTCCAATACTTCTAGCATACTCTTCAGTGGCGGTTTCAAGTCTTACGATAATACCTAATTCATCTAAAAGTTCTGGTTCTGCTTTAATTGCACCCTTTGTTAATCGATTAAAAGAGTCAGTTAAGTCTCGTCCAAGAGCTATAGATGCATTTTTTGCTACTCCAGCAAGTCCTTCTATTTGAGAGGAACTAAGCCCTGCAGACTTGCCTATGGATACTGCTTCTGCAGCATCTCTGTATTTTAGTAAGCCTTCTGTGGCGTCTTGTACTCTTGACGTTAGTAACCCCAAAGATTGCCCAGTTTTTTGGCTGTACGAAAGCTGAGATTGTTCTAAGGTGCGTAATTCTCCAATAGACTTTAAGAACTGAAATGCAGCCGTGATTGCAAAAATATTAGCGGCAAGAGTTGCATATGCAGGTACAAGACCTCCATTTATTCCTTGAGCCATCTTTGAAAAGTTTTTGGTGCCGTTTGAAGATGCTTGAGCAACGCCTTTTAAGCGTCTATCGGCATTTTGAGAGCCTTCTGCGAGACCGTTGAGACTATTCGCGGCTTTTTTAGCTTTGTTTCCAACAGCTACTAGATTACCGTCATCGTCTACCTTTACTTTTATCTTTATCGTATTTTCAGCCATTAGCCTTGTACATTATGGGTGTAGTTCTTACCACCGCTTTTAGCTTTACGCTCTTCTACTTTTCGTTTTCTGTCTGCTTCTTCCGCTCTGTAAGACATTAAAAGCCTTTCATAAGACTTCATAAAATATAATACAACTTTTGGGTCTTCTATTTCGTAAATATCAAATAACTGTGAACAATGAGACCAGTCTTTTCCACAATAAGTGCCGGACATTCCTTCCCAGACATCTGAGAGAAGGTTAAACATAAAAAATGCCACTTGAACCTCTGTCGGGAAACTCG